TCTGTACGTTTGCGCAGCGCAGCAACCGATGGTGGTCTATCCGACCCGCGTAACGCTTACTTCGGATTCCAGGTCACCAGAACTGCTGCTAGCACTCGCCCTGACGCCAGTGTTGCGGATCCCGAGCGTCTTTGGTACGCCGGTTTGGGCACCACTTCTGGTGTTCCGGCCGACACAACAGCAGCAAGCTACAACGTGTCCACATCTGCGCTCGAAGGCTACTCATACGTCTTTACCATGGATAACGTCAGTGCTTCTGGCGACAGTGTCTACACCTACGCTTCCGGCTCACGCCGCGCAGGCAACAGTAGCACCGCACGCAGCACAAACACTTACGTCACTCTCCTGGATGCAGGCTACGATCGCTTCACAGCACCCTTCTGGGGCGGCTTTGATGGTGTTGACATCACAGTGCCGGATCCCTTCTACAACAAGGGCATGACCGACATTAGCAGCACTTCTGAGGACAACTCCTACGCTTACAATACCATTAAGCAGGCGATTGATACCTTGGCTGACCCCGAGTACCTTGACATGAACCTCTTGGCTGTTCCGGGCCTCACTGTGGATTCCCTCACTACTCACGCAGTCAATGTGTGTGAGGAGCGCGGCGATGCACTCGCACTTATCGACTTGCCGAATGTTTACATTCCGTCCAGTGAGCAGTACTTCGCTGCTGCTTCCTCCCGTATCGGTACCACTCCGACTTCCGCCGCCACCGCGCTTCGGAACCGTCAGGTTGATTCCTCTTACGGTGCCACCTTCTACCCATGGGTCCAGACCCGCGACGAAGGCACTGGTCAGCTTGTGTGGATTCCGCCCACTGTTGCGATGATGGGCGTTCTCGCTAGCTCCCAGGCATCTTCTAAGCTCTGGTTCGCTCCCGCTGGCTTCAACCGCGGCGGCTTGAGTGATGGTGCAGCCGGTATCCCGATTTCCAACGTGACCGAGAGGCTAACCTCCAAGGACCGCGACACCCTATACGAGGCAAGCATTAACCCGATTGCCTCCTTCCCGTCAAGCGGAATCGTTGTGTTCGGACAGAAGACCCTCCAGGAGCGTCAGTCTGCGCTTGATAGAATCAACGTTCGCCGCATGGTTATCTTCCTTAAGAAGCAGATCTCCCTCTTGGCAACTCAGGTTCTATTCGACCAGAATGTGCAGTCCACTTGGAACCGCTTTAAGGGTCTCATTGAGCCGCTCTTGGCTAACACTAAGATTGATTACGGTATCTCCGATTACCGATTGATTTTGGACGAATCTACCACAACTCCTGATTTGATTGATCAGAACATTCTATACGCGAAGATCATGGTTAAGCCTGCTCGTGCTATCGAATACATTGCGATTGACTTTGTGATTGCGTCAACTGGAGCATCTTTTGATGACTAAACATAGATTACAACTACTTAACAATGTAAGGAGATTTAAGTAATGGCATTTTGGACACAGACAGGGCCCGGCATCGTAGAGCCCAAAAGAAAGTTTAGATTTAAAGTAGAGTTCATGGGTCTTGATCCATCTGGCCAGGGCGGCACAAACACAATGTGGTACGCAAAGAGTGCGACAAAGCCTTCTTTCCAGATTAACGCCGCTGAACACAAGTACTTGAATCACACATTCTATTACCCAGGCTCAGTTACATGGCAGGACGTGTCCATGACCTTGGTTGATCCCGGAGACCCGGACATGGTTACCTCCCTGTCCTCTATCATAGTCGCTGGTGGATACTCTCCTCCTTCTGACGCAAACGATATGGTCACTATGTCTAAGTCAGGCGTTGTCACGGCTCTTGGTGCGGTCAAGTGCCACCAGCTAGATGCCGATGGTAACCAGTTGGAAAGCTGGACTCTCCAGAATGCCTTCATTACCGAGCTTAAGTTTGGTGACCTGGAATACGGCGCCGACGAACTAATCGAGCTTTCCCTCACACTTAAGTACGATTGGGCAACTCTAGAGTCAAGCAGCCCGTCCATCGCTACCGCTGCTACCGGCGGCGGCCCTCTATTCGCCCCCTAAGAAACTGACAATACAATAACAAGAGAGGTGACATTTGTCACGAAATACAGACCGGACTGGTGGCCCTTCTACTCCGCCGCCAGATACCGCAGTCCCCCAGCAGATGATGGCCGATAACGAGCCGTTTTCATTTGTAGTTCCGACCGAGTTCGTTGAACTGCCGTCACAAGGCCGCTTGTACCCCGAAGACCACCCCCTTCACAATCAGACAACCATCGAGCTTAAGCAGATGACCGCAAAGGAAGAAGACATGTTGACTTCCCGAGCGCTTCTGAAGAAGGGCATTGCAATTGATCGGGTCATCCAGAGCCTTGTTCGGGATAATCGCATCAACGCCGGCCAGCTTCTGATTGGTGATAGAAACGCCATAATGGTCGCAGCCCGCATCTCTGCATATGGGAACATGTACAAGACATCAGTTGGTTGTCCTAGCTGTGGAACAAATCAGACTTACGAGTTTGATTTGAACGCTATAGACGCATATGATGGCCGCGGCCTAGATGTGACCGAAGGGACTGACAATGGTGACGGCACTTTTACAACACGCCTACCGCGCTTAGGTGCGGAAGTTACTCTGAGGCTTCTTAGCGGAGATGACGAGCGCAGGTACTTAAAACAGCTTGAAACACGGCGTAAGAGCCGCCAGACCGAGGCCACTGTTTCAACCCAATTGATGTATGTGATTACAGGTGTTAATGGAGACTCCAATCCCCAGATAATCAGCCGCCTAATTGAAAACATGCCGTCTATGGACGTCAGACACGTACAGTTTGTACTGAAGTTGGCTACCCCCAACTTGGACATGACACAGAGCTTTGAATGCCAGGAGTGCGACCACGAGCAGGAAATGGAGGTGCCGCTGTCAGCGGACTTTTTTTGGCCTGACCGATGAATATATGGAGAACATCTATGAGCAGTTCTTCTTTTTAAAATACTCCGGTGGTTGGTCACTTTCCGAAGCTTATAATCTTCCTGTTGGTTTGCGAGAGTGGTTTGTTAAACGGCTGGTAAAACAAATCGAACAAGAAAACGAAGCAGTAAAGGCAGCCTCGCAAGGATCCTCATCGTCCCGCGGACAGACCCAGACGCTAACGGCATACAATTCTCCAGGACCGCCACCAAAACAGCCCTAATAAAAGGCAGGATAACAGTTCCTGCCTTTTTCTTTATATAACTAATTAACTATAGTTTACAGGAGCCTTTTACGCATGGCCAAGTCTTTAACCCCAGAAGAGCAAGCAAGATTAAATAAGCTTACTTTAGAAGAGATTAAATTAAAGAAAGAAGAAGGGGAACTCAATGAAGCTGAACTTGCGTATCTTAAGGAAAAGCTTGAGGTAGAAAAAGAGTCATTAACTGCTCTAGAAAAACGAAAAGCACAACTCGAAACACTAATAAAGCAACAGGGAGCCATCGGAGAGCGTCTAACAAGCAATCTTGTTCTTCGTGAGCGTGAAAATGAACTGACCAGAGTCACCAACAATATTGAATTAGAGAAGTTAGAACTTTATCGTAAGAAGCTTGCATTGGGCGGAAAGCTTGAACTCAGCGAAGCATTACAACTCAAGCAGTTAGAAAAACAAGAGACCCAACTTGAAAGAAATAAAAAATCTTATAGTAATATTGATAAGATCGTAAAGAAAACCAGCCTCTCTATTGGTGATGGTCTGGTGCAAGGCATGAACGATTTTGCCAGGGCTATAGATGAAGGCAAAACTGGTGCCTTTGCTTTGGGACATGCTTTAACGCTAGCAGATGCTGGCATTAAAACCCTATTCAATACAGCCAAAGATCTAGTGTTTGCCTTTGATAGTGTCACGAAAGAGTTTGAGAAGCAATTCCAACTTGGTGGTCGCTATAGAGACATGATCGAGTCCAATTATCGGAGCATGAATGAGTATGGCGTTTCTTTAGAAGAGACTGCCACTTCCATGGGCTCTTTGGTTACTACTGCCACAGACTTTACGATGATGAGCATTGATCAGCAGAAAGTCTTAGTGCAGACCTCCTCTGTGCTCGCCAATCTCGGTGTTTCGTCTGCTGATTTTTCGGCTGGCATTCAGAACTCTATGAAGCTTTATGGGCAATCTGCCGCAGATGCCAACACCACTTCGCTTGAACTTATGGCGACAGCGCGAGCATTGGGTGTCGAACCGGGACTTATGGCACAGCAATATGCACAGATGGGTTCCTCACTAGCTAAGTTTGGAACCGAAGGCACTCAGACGTTTAAAGAATTGGCCCGCGTTCAAAAGCTAACCGGTTTAGAGATGGGTAAACTGTTAAACATGACAAACAAGTTTGACACTTTTGAGGGTGCCGCCGAGCAAGCAGGTAAGCTAAATGCTGCTTTGGGCGGTAACTTTGTAAATGCTATGGATCTGATGATGGCTACCGATCCTGTTGAGCGTTTTGACATGATTCGAGGCTCATTAGAGGATGCTGGATTGTCATTTAACGACATGTCTTACTACCAGAAGCAGTTTTATGCAGAGTCTCTAGGGCTATCAGATGTTAATGATTTGGCGCTTATTATGAGTGGCAACACTAACTTGATGGCAGACGCTACGCAAAAATCAGCAGAGCAAATTGAAGACGAAGCTCGCCGCGCCCAAGACGCCATGAAGATCAAAGAGAAGTATCAAGCAGTCCTTATGAACATAGCCGAAGCTTTCCTGCCGCTGGCTTCTCTCCTGGATACAGTTGCTCAAAAGTTTCTTGATAATGCCGATGAAATTAAGCATGTTGTCAACATTCTGGGCATTTTGGGTGGATTATTGACCGGTGCTAAAATTATAGGCGGTTTCACTCAAATGGCAATGGCTGTGAAGAACGCCGGCAGTATGATGGGCTTCTTTGCCGCCTCGACAAAGACTGCTAGATTGGCTACAATGGGACTTTACGGAGTTCTAGGCACTGCGATGTACCTCATTTGGCAATTTGGGCCAGATGATCCGAAAATGAAAGCTGTCCTAATGGGACTTGCCGCCCTCGCCGGCGCCATCTTCACAGTTAAGAGGGCCATGAGTCAGACATCTGGCGCCGCAGGCGGCATGATGGGGAATCTTACCAATTTGGCTTCTTCCGGGGCCCCCGGCCAAGTCGCTGGCGGCGCTGGAAGGGCCCTCCTCGGCCGCGGCGCCATGGCCCTCGGCGGAAAAGCCGCTCTCCTCGCCGGTATAGGGTATGGAGCCTACAAGGGAACCGGAGCAATTGGAAGAGCCATTGGCGGAGATGATTGGTACCGCTTTGGTCTCAAAAACGG